GTTCTCGAATGGCTCTTTGTGTGGACCATAATCAACATATGATAATCTACTTTTAACATCAGGAGAGTTCCTTGACCCGGCTTGGTGAAAAATGGAATTTAGTTCCATGATGACACTAGATATGGTAGACTTTTGAGGGTTCCTAACTATAGAAAAGGCTAAACCAACCCACATCACCCATTCTACACAACTCTGTATGACTCTTTGGGGGTTGTTGCCCAAACCACTAGACTTGTTAACTTTGTCAAATGAAGCGGCCCTGACGTAGTCATCTGAGGTGCAGAGACTTCTGACAAGCAAATTCACCGAAGACCATTTCTCTTCCAACATTGCACTTGACATCCTCAGAGAGTCTGTGCCGACCACACTGCTTGTACAACCAAGAAGGCCCTGACCCATTCCTGCCATTGACATAAGTATTTGCTTGTTCATATTGACAACATTTCTACTAGCTGTATTTAACTTTTGGCAGGCTGCATTCACAACCATGTTGTTCTTGTGAAAATCATGGGTGTTGTAATAGTGGAAAAGCTTGTCAGGAATTTTGAAAACTTTATTAGAGAACATGGTCAACATTCTTCTGTAGATGGTTTTTACACTGTCATCTGCCATTCGCATTGCACAACAGACATAGAAAACAGCCATCATGTGACCAGGCCCCCATTTGCTGCAGTCAGCATTATCAAAAAAAGTCACAGTTGTGTCTTTTTCCTCCTTTCTTATCTGCATGATTTCCTCAAACAAGTTTGTTGCTACTTGGTCTTTGTCCCTTTGCTCTATTAGATTTGTTCTGTCACCAAATTTCTTCTCCACTGACTGCACCTCTCTTGCCCATGTTTCTATGGTGTAGGCCACAATTCTCATAGCAGCATTCATCACTGATATTTCTCTATCACCTATCTGATCTTTATGGACCATTCTTCTTATCATAGGTGCCATTTCATGTATCACATGATAAAGGTAAGGCAATAATGTTGAGGGGTATCTCAAAAATTCTCTTGGTGTTGGTAAAGGCTCTTTCTCTGAAGGGGGCAATTCTTTGGCATCATTTGTGTAATCATCCAAATTTACCACACTTTTAATTCTTCCAAGTGCAACATGGTACATGTATGCCATTAGTGATTTGTAACCTGTACTGTTTTGTGTCTTGTATTCCGTCAAAACTATTTTCTCCCACTTTTTTGTTAGTCTGTTTCTTTGAGTCACTGTCTTCTTGACTTCTGTGTAATTCCCTAAACCATGATTGTTACCATAGGTGGCAGATGCTCTAGTGTTCATTATATCTTCCATGTTTATGCTACCCATGCAATTGGTATTGTTGTAGTGTTTCTCCGCCAATTGTTTTATTGTCAATTTTGGGCTCTCATTCTTATGGACTTTCCTCATTGATATGGCTGCACCAAGTGCCACAGTAACATAACATGGATCAAACTGCACATTTTCTTTAACCAGTGCATGTTTTTTGAAGAATTTCATGGCTTCCATTTTCTGACTGTCCCTCAGTTGATCTTTGATTATTGGCATTTTCTTGTTCCTCTCCTTCCTGTTCTTGATGCACAACTCTGTCATTTCCATATCTTTCACAACTACACGAGCTTGAGATGTCAAAGGATTATTTCTGTTTATTTCCATTTCTCTGCATATGTAGAAAGAATTATATATAGACTGAAGCGAGTAAATGGGCTCTTTCTCATTTGGCATGGCAATGTTCCATTCGTCTGATTCTTCTTTCCCATGCAAACTTGGTGCTGTTCTCACTGTCACTAATAATTTGCTTAGATACTTGTTCTTTTTGAGTAGATCAATGAAGGTTGACATCTTAAGCATTCTAAACATGTACAATGTTTGGAGCCACTTTTGCGGCTTGAACCACTCATTCTTGACCCATAGTCCTCTTTGATTTGTGTTTTTGCCTGTTGTATTGACAAAAAGGAATCTTACAGCCTCATTTGCCTGAGAAAATTTTGAATCATTTAGTACCATTAATGAAATTGAAAACATGCTGTTTCTTATGTCATAATCTGCAAAGTCCTTTCCTCTGTTCACCAATGTGGTGTCATATCTCTGTGACCAGTAAGACATGGTTTTGGCAAAAATTGTGACTTGCCAGTCAAGTTGAGGCTTTGACATATTGAGTAGTCTGGACTGATCAAACTTCTGTCTAAAAGCTGCATGTTTTGGAATTTCCCTCTCTTCAAAACAACCTGCAACAATGTATGACAAATTGGGCTGTTCTGGGGTTGCTTCCATTGTTGAGAATACCATGCCGTACTTATTTGTCAGTGAAACTACAGACAAGCTAACTTTTGACTCATGAATACTGCCCATTTTCTTGGTTCTATTGCTTTTCTTTCTGCCCACATTAATGGCAAGTGCAACTTCAAAAATGTCATCAATGTGTCTTGCCATTAGATTGTGCCCAATGTGGTTCAAAGTCTGTTTGATAGTCCTTTTCTCAAATTTCTCCAGCTCATTCCCATTGTCTAGATTTTCCACCAATCTTTCCAGGACAGTTATGTTAAATGTTCCATCACTTGGTTTAGACAGATAATTTTCACATTCAAGCCATTTGTTTTCCATGTCTTCAAATGTCATGGGCTTCTTAACTTTGTTCGTCCCACTTAGGTCATTGTACTCCAGAAGGTTTTTGAATATGCCATCCCCTGTGAAATGAAGCTCCACAGCATTTTGCCTAACCAGCTCACCTGTTTCTTTGTCCTTTTTGTAGAGTATCCTCATTCTCATTCCAGTGTGCATCAAGGCTATTTCTCTATTAGGTGCTGATATTACTTCATCAGCTGTGGGGTGATACTCAGAGTCCTTGCACAGTGACAGTGCCCAGACCAACCATGAGCTGCAGCCATTCTCTTCATTCACCAAATCCTTGGCATATTCAACAATGTCATTCTTTGGAATGTGGTCCCTTATTTTCAGTATCTGGTGAGGCAAAAATGGTTTCTGTGTGTATCTGTATTCTTTCTCATCCTTATAACCTGCATTTAGTCTGTCGTAAATGTCTTTTGAATAAGCCTCTATCGCCTCTTCAGATATCTTTGGGTTTTCATAGAATTTTCTCAACAGTTCAGCAGACATCAGTCCATTTTTGCTAACTGCCGCTGCTATTTCATCAGCATGGAGATCAACCCAGTCTTTCATTTTGGCTTTTTCTTTAAAATGATCTATTTCAGGGGCTAGTCTGTTGTTTGATAGGTGTCTAACAATTTCATCAATCTCTTCAAGTGTCAATGATTGGGCCATCTCCAAATATCTCTGCGCTTCCTCAAAGTCATCCTCAAACTTCCAGCTTTTATACTCTGGCAATGTGACCATGACAGGAACATACTCATATCTTGCCAATATTACTGCATGTATTATGCCTGTTTCTTCCGGGAATTGTGATCGCAGTATTTGCAGTTTGCCTGCAACTAAACTGTTTTCCTTTGAAGATATCTTAACCATCTTGTATTGATTCTTGAATCTAGTCTTGTTGTCTCTTGTTAGGTCAATTGCATACACATCAGAGTCCAAACTTGCCAAAATGTCCAAATTGTTCATTCTTCTCACCTGGTCTGGGCCTGATCCCTCAATTAGATGTATTTTGAAACCATCTTTCATCAGCTTCAAACAACATGCAAGTGTGTGATGCATGTTATTGAGGTGTTTCGTCACTTCAGAATCACTGAACATTTCCATTTTTTCACTCACAGGACCCAGTTTCATCATTAGTTTTGAAAGCTCACCTGATGTGATCATCCTCACACCATCTGCCAAAGATATTTTGTTGATCATCCTCTCTAACCATTCAGCTTCATATTCATAACTTAGTATGCTTTCCAATGATTCAATCACAGTGTACTCCATCCCTTTTGTTGATTTCAAGTACTCATCACCATAGATCATGGCTTGTCTTCTTGCTATCTTTTTGTCCGCTTCAGTCACTTCGATTATCTCATCAACTTCATCTTCATACTCTGTTATTTTCTCCAAGTTTCCTAGCATTTTCTGTTTGTTCTTATTGGGG